GAGGAGGACAAAAAGGAAACGGATGAGTTCGGTCTTAGTTTAGATAAGCGAATTGCCAATATCATTCTACACATTGAGGATGGTTTTGAGAATATTCGACGACATTATATCTCTTATGAACGGGTCAGCACACCCACAGTTCAGCCACAATTTCCCAAGTTCTCGGACCCATCCACAATGGACGAAGAAGATATTGAGAATTTTACACCGCTTCAAAAATGTTTAGTGTTTACACTAGAGGAAATCTATAAATGCGGGTACCGTCGATACAAGGGACATTGTTGTGAAGAAATTACGACATCGGATGGGTACAAAACACGTGCATGGTATCCAAAGTTCCCTATTGATAAGTTTGTGTATTCCATTGCACGAAGGGATTACATGTTTACAAATTGGAAGAACTTTACGAGTAAAGGATCTATCGCCCGTGAAGTTATTGATAATATCTCAAAATGTGACGATCAACAGTTCCCCGAAATCAGTAAGAGACGCCATGTCTGGTCGTTTAAAAACGGCGTTTTCGTTGGAAAAGAATGGATTCCTGACCGTGGGGTATATGATTGTCGCTTCTACCCATACAACAGCCCAGATTTTGCATGTCTCGACCCAACCATTATTTCCTGTAAGTATTTCGATCAAATATTTGACGACTATTCCCACCTTGAACGTTGGCAAGATATTCCAACCCCACACTTTGATAAGGTTCTGCATTATCAGAAACTTGAGACTGAAGTATGTAACTGGGCGTACGTAATGGGCGGTCGTCTCTGCTACGATGTCAATGACTTGGATAGCTGGCAGGTTATACCATTCTTCAAGGGTATTGCACGTTCTGGTAAGTCTACGTTAATTACAAAAGTATTTAAGAAATTCTACGAGAGTGAAGATGTAGGTGTTCTGGCGAACAATATCGAGAAAAAGTTCGGTCTTTCCGCAATCAAGGATAACTTCATGTTTATTGCCCCAGAAATCAAATCTGATTTGGGTCTCGAACAGGCTGAGTTTCAGTCAATCGTATCCGGTGAGGATGTTTCCATCGCCGTAAAGAATAAGACTGCCCTATCAATTGAATGGAACGTTCCCGGTGTACTCGGTGGAAACGAAGTTCCGAACTGGAGAGACAATTCTGGATCTATTCTTCGACGTATTCTACCATGGAGCTTTACGAAACAGGTGAGAGAGGCTGACCCCCAGCTTGACGAAAAACTCCACAGGGAACTTCCCGCTATTCTTCTCAAGTGTGTTCGTGGTTACCTCGACTATTCTAACAAGTATAGGGACAGAGATATTTGGAATGTAGTACCCCCATATTTCCTACTTATCCAAAAGCAGGTGGCGATGGTTGCAAGTACATTGACAAACTTCATGGAATCCACGCTGATCACATATGGTGAGAAACTCTGCGTTCCTCAGACGATGTTCGTACAGGTATTTAATCAGCATTGTGTCGCGAACAATCTCGGTAAACCGAAATTCAATCAGGATTTCTATGCAGGTCCATTCAGTTCAAGAGATATTGAAGTACGAGATGAGGTTGTAACATACAAGGGGCGAACATACCCGAGACAACCAGTCATATTTGGTCTAGACGTTATCGAAGAAGGTCTCGGATTTACAACAGACTTCTAAAAAAAATAATTACAAATAGTAATATGAGTCAGACTGTCAAGGAGTTTGTTCGACAATCCGGCGTAGAACTCCAACAACCTGATTCTGCGTCAAATTCGAATAATAACTTCGCGAGAGAACTCGAGTTTGAACTAGAACGTTCTGATCGCGATAGGGTAGCCCGGGAAGACCGGGAAGCCCGGGAACTCAGTGCAATGCGAGGTAGCCAATTCTTTCGTACCCCGTCGCGACCAATCCCCAGACAATCACAATTTCCACCCAGACTTCAGAGGAATATTGTAAACAATAGAACATATGGGCGTTTTAAACAATTTGAAAACTCTAATACTAATTCTCCAATGAAGAATGAATTTGATGATGTTATATTAAATTCTAAAAATGAAAAGATGATTAACAATTTACTCGCAGAACAACGTTACTCAACCACAGATGAAACCAATACCAACGCGTTACCTAATAATAAATTCATCGGCAATGAGACTCCTATGAACGATCTTCAGATAAGTAAATTAAATCCCGGTATGTTTAATGCGATGGTTAATAAAGAATTCGGTAATACACCTCGCATAGATCTTAAATCCATGCTTATGAAAAGACCACTTGGTAAAACTCTCGTCGGCGAAGGTCTTTATATAGATACGACAGAGATCAGGGGTAAGTATGGTCAGTTCAAACAAGGATTCTCTCACACAAAGGAGGCTGGTCCACAAGGTGATCTTAATAAGGCGTTTAGTACAGTTCAATTTGGTTTACAAATTTCAAACAACGTTGAAAGTAAGGGTGCAACTGTGAGCTTTTTCCGTAATGGTAAAATCCGTTTCTCCGGTGGGTTCGTTGGTGCGAATATTACTAACCAACCGGAACTTATTCGACGATTTGTAGTAGATAATTACACCGAAAAGCAACCATTCCTTTATAGTGAATTTGAATACAATAATTTAAGTGGTCAGTTCAGGGTTAATGGTGTATTTAAAGATATGGCATCGATTGCTCGTAATCAACAACAATATGGAATGAATTATGCTAGTTATGAGCCAGAGTTATCACCATTTCTTTATATCGAATCAATTAAACATAAATTTATTATAACTAAAAATGGGAATGTGCAAATTTCTGGTGCCAAATCACCACAAGATCTAGAGAATGCCTATAGATTTGGAAATGAATTTGTTAAAAATCTTAATAGAGGTGGTGAAATTTCTGTAACAGGTGTATTCAATAACACTCTCAAACAGGGTAAAGCTAAAGCTAAAGCTAAAGCTAAAGCAAAGACTACAAAGAGTAATAAGAAAATAAATAAATTAACTAAAAATCAAATTAATACAATTAAAATTGATGATACGATGCTAAAAGCGATGGATAAGAATGAACTCATAGATTTTGCAAGAAAATTGGGTATTACAAACTTTAGAACTAGAGGTGAAAGTGGAACAAGAGATTCTACCAAAGAACAAATTCGTAAGAAAATCAAGGAAAAATATGGAATACGAAAAATTACATACACGAATACCAATAAAAAGAAGAATGTAGAACTCACGGGTAACAATGTGAGATTCCGTATTGGAAAAGTTTTATGTAAAAATATGAAAGTAAAAGAACTTATTCGTATCGCGAGTGTTATGAAAATTCCTCTATCTGGGAAAGAGAAGAAGAATGATTTGTGTAAACTGATTGAGAAGGCAAGAAATAATATTGCGAACAAACCCGTCGTAAAACCATTATCTTCACGTGCGTTAATACAGAAAGTGAAAAACAATAAAAGAGCTGCCAAGGAGATAACTAAAAACATTAACAGGGAAATGAAGATAGATGATACCGAGATAAAACGAAGACTAAATGAAAACTCTATTCGTAACGATGTTGGTAAACTTTATGGAACTACGTGGATGAAGAGATATAACCCCAATCTTACACAAGATGTGAAAACTATTCAAAACAAGATTCTTAACGTTTCAAATAAAAATAAAAATAAAATGGGTGTGCCGTTTAAACGCACCATCGACGCGATCAAGAAACAAATGGTGAGTAACTGGAAGATGCAAAGAAAGCGTGATCTAGAGAAAAAGTATCTTAATAATAAACTGAATGTCAACGGTGTTAACGCGAGTCTCAAAAACTCTTACCGGCGTGCGGCGGTTAACTATATGATGAATATGACGAATCAAAAGAAACAGATAACTGCAAAAAGAATGAGTGATTATAAAAAACGCTGGCTCAAGACTCGTGCTAACATGAATACGCGTCCCATCGTTGGTGCTAAGGCTAGAATTAATAAGATGTGATCTTTTCTATGGTGAGAACTGATACCGCACATGTGAGAAAGCACGCTACAGCATACGAAAAATCCCACCACATATGTTCCATACCTAATGGTGGAACTGTGGTTACAGCGTACACAGCGTGACCCATTAATGGAGCGATAGATACAGGCCTTTCAGAATGAATCGCAATTGTACTTGATATAATAAATACTAGATTTACTATATCAATTATTCTTGATAAACGGACGATGTTATAAATAGACATAAGAAAAATAACTTCAAAAGCTATTCGTACATTCTGGTTGTATTTTACCGCCAATACATCGTGATCTATGGGTGGTTCTTCAGGTTCTTGAACTGGTTCTACTAATGGGGGTGAAGTTTCAATACTTTCGTCCACCCCAATTCGTAGAGATCCATCCGGTGTTTCTACAACAACAAACTTTTCTTGATTCATTATATACATTTTATATACGGATTAATACTCTTCTTAGGTTCTGCAATTTGTTTTAGATGAATAGTATGATAGGAAAAATTATATTTAGGAAATGTTTCTTTTATTTTATTTGACAATGTCGTAGCTGGAACTAGATGGGATGACCCTAAACACACGGAATCTTTCTCGTATTCAAGAAAACGATCCTCCATGTATACAAATTTTTCCAAATCTTCTTTCTTCACCCCATCCTTATGCATCAAAATATAAGTATCTTTAGATATTCCGTTACTGATGTAAAAATGTTCGGATAAATCAACTTCATCAGATGTTTTACGTTTTTCAAACATAATAAACAAAAGAACGATACCTAGTAGTACGTATATCATGCTATTATATAGATCAGATTAATTTTGAAAGATCTGTAATCTTATGAAGAATGTTGAAAAGTTGATTGTGGGAAGTTACATCACCAGGTTTAACAATTTCAAGTTCGATTTGGTAGGATGCAGATTCTTCAGAATCCTTGTCAACACTGTCACCTGATGAGATAGTCATGTCAATACTGAGGTTTTTACGAACAAAGGAATGGCGAAGTTTAGATCGCTTCCTATCCATCTCATATTCCCCAAAGCTGGGAATCTCCCTAGAAATACTAAACCTGACATCTAGGGGTTCGCATTTGAAATCTTCTTTTACAACATTGATTTTTTGAACCATAACTTGTTCCCCAGTGTCTTCATCAGACGAAATACGAATACCATTCGTATCATCATAATAGACATCCGATGTGGTCGTCTTGACACTTTCCCATTCCGGGAACTTCTTGAGACCTTTTAGAACACGTTCAAATGTTTCTTTACCAACATTAGTGTCAAATAGAGCACCGTTGTGTTTACCGAGACGAATCTCCACTTCAATGTGTTCCTCATCTTTATGAGAATTGAAGAGGGTGGTAACTTTCTCAGTGATAGTTTTAATATCCATTTTGCTTACATTTACATAATGCGTCTTTTACTTAAGCCTTTTTTGTTCTTAAAGTTTAATGAAAGGGTTCGATAACAAAGGAAACACCTGTTATTTCAATACAGCACTCCAATGCATGTTATCTATTCCAGTGTTGAGTAACTTTTTCTTAAGGAACCCTTATGATGGTGAATGTAAGTTTACACAATGTTATTCTGAGTTAATCCGTGCGTATTGGACGAAGGGTCAACACACTCTCGATATCAAAACACTTATCGGTCATTTCCGTGATAAGTTCCCCCGTTTCAGATCTAACGAACAACATGACGTTCAAGAAGCTATTATGTGTATCATCGATATTTTAGAGATATCTAGACCAGAAATCAAACATTGGTTTTACGGAAAGAAAATACAGAAAACTATATGGCCGGGTGGGACGACATCGAATGAAGAGATATTCAGCGTTCATTTGATAACCTCTGACGGTAACGATATGGAAAAGATGCTCACTAAAAGTACAGACTGGAATACAATTGAGAATTTTGAAGATACAGAAGGGAAAATGCATCATCTAGCTACGAGTCGGATGGTATTTTCCGAATTCCCCAAAGTTCTAATGATTTCATTTGATAGAAAAAGTCATATTAAAATTTTAGAAAAACTAATAATTGATAAACACGAATATACTCTCATATCCAGTGCTCTACACGTGGGTAATCAAAACGACGGACATTATATAAGTTTTGTTAAATCGAAAAACAATTGGTATTTAATTGATGACGAAACAATTAAACAACACGATTTACCTGAAGAAGCTGGGTTTTACTTCATGGTTTACAATTTAAAAACTCCTCCATCTTAATGTTCTCCTTAATGTTAACGATCGTTCTATAAAACGTTCGACGATTGTTGGGGTGTGATTTATCATGTCTCCTCTTAATCGGTTTCCACCACATCGGTTGTTCCCACCCCATATACACACATTCGACAATAGCGCCATCTTCGAACCATGGTTTATCGGGTATCCTGTTTGCAGGAATTTCAGACTCAAAAAACAACTTCCCCTTTTCTTGTATATACAATCTCCATGCAAGTGGTCCAGGGTTACACCCAGGTGTTTCTATAGTGGGTTCACGTTTCATTAAGAAGTCTACAGTGTTTTTCATCTGTGGTTTCCATTTAAACATGGTCTCATGTGTTCCCAAACGAATTGGTTCATTGATTGGTGTAAAAACAAGTCCATCCACTTCTTGTTTTACCCCCGGGAGATATTCTTCCATGAATTCTTTAAAGTCTTTCATATGGTGAAATTCTTTTAACTGAAGACGATATTTATCAGACTTCATGTAAATAATTGGCTGAACTACCCCAAACTTAGCATATCCTAGTCGGTCCAATAAATTATCACTCCATACAGATTTCCCACTTATAAGCACAGCATCATAAATCATGAGTGTATTCTCATACAATTCGGCATCCAATATCGTCCCGTTATAGACCTCCTTCTTGAGATTAAGTGACACTTCAAACATATTGAATGCTCGATTCACAAACAGACATTTTTTCTTTCCATCAAAAGTGAGAGCAACCATCATATGTCTCTCACCATCCGTCTTCTCACACACAACGTAATCACCCTTCTGTAGTATCGGGAAGTGCCTGTACTCAATAGAAATTGGTTGAGGTCCCGGGAAATAGTCTTTGCTACCCCACGTGGTGTGAATGAAGTTCACAACATATTTGTAAAGTGGGGAGTCCGACTTTATAGACATGTTTAATAATCACGTATAAACTTTAATTGACTTTTACACCGTGAGCGTTTAGAATGTTACTTACACATTCATGTGTATATGTGAGAGTTAACTTAGCTGCTGTAAATGCATAAACTCGCACATTTTGTTCGCTGAATTTCTCAAACATTTTTGGAGAAATTTTCCAAGTTCCAGCTTTTTTGATAACTTGTTTAGGATTCATCATCCATGCACGCGCATTAGTGAACGTTACATTATAGATATCCTTAGAAATCTTCTTTCCAACTTTAGTATCAAACTCGAGCCCCATTTGTGACACGGGTTCCTCGGAACCGGCTTGCACCTTGGTCTTAAACATTTCCCAATTAATTCCTTCCGTGACACCCGGGAATACTAGACACCCCAATGTCTCGTGGGGTTCGAAACATTGATCGAGTGAATCATCATCCAAACCAATCCCGAAATCTATAAAGATGATACGATCGTGTGATTTCATATACCTTTGGATAGTTTCCGCTTTTTTGTACGGGTCATCATCAACATACGCTATCTCATTTTTGCAATTTTTTTGAAGGCATCTCATATTCAGTCTCAAAATACTATGAAGTGTCTTCACGTGACACGATTTTGATCGTGTGACGAGAATAGTAACAAGATTCATATATATTAGGTATACTCTAAGCCTTAAGCCTTTCATTGAGGCAACCACTGAATGGTAAATTCCCTACATGTCCCAATGTTGTATTGACATCCGCGTAAATTTTACCATCAGCTTGTTGCCAACGACGACAGAATGCATAATCTTCAGATAGATACCTGCGATTCACTGGGTCAATCATACAATCAAATGCTGCATGATAATCGTCGAAATCTCGATTTTGATGATCGTTCTTACACCATAAATCTGGAAACTTCTCCTCTAGCGTCTTAAATACCGAACGTTTAATCATCATGAAACCGGTAGGACCATCCAGAATTTCTATAAAACCGTCTTTGATTGGACGATTTTGTGCACCAAAATTGATAACGAGACTCGACGAAAGCATAGACATGTCACGTTCATCTCCATTTTTTACAGCTGCAGCTGCTTGATCCCACATGACAACCTTCTTGGGATAACACGCCACTGACAGGTCGTGTCCGGATTTGATGAGACGAACGACAGCTTCGGGATCAAAATGAACATCCGCATCTATAAACATAAAATACTCACAGTCAGTCTTTTGCATAAAACGACCTACGGAAACATTACGGGCGCGGTGAACCAGAGATTCATTTTCAGTTGTATCAAGAAATAATTGAATATTCTCTTTTATTAAAAGGAGTTGAAGTTTGATTACACTGGTTAGATACTTTTCTAAACATAACCCACCATAACATGGTGTGGCTAAAAATAACTTCACCATTTACTATTACTAACTCTTAGCCTCTAAGTGCTTTTTTATAATATTCTCTATTTTGTTTAGCGTAGGTACCGATATATTACATTTTTCACAAAGTTCAGTTTTTTTTACTTTAGATCCTAGAATAATAAAAATGATAGCGGATGCTACACTGTTTGGTGTTTTACTCATGAGTTCTACACAGTCTTCCGTTGAGTTACATAGTTTGTTACACTGAAACCTTTCATCGCGTGTGATTTCAAAAGAATTCAAAAGTCTATTCATTACGTCAAACGCTTTCGTAACATAATTCTTTTCTGTTATTCCCATTATCGTATCCTTAAACATCTGTGTAGTACGACTCACGTCTTTTGATTGAATACCGAACATATCCGATATTTCCCTTGTAGTTCGCGGGTGTTTCGCGAGGCGGCATGCATATAAAACGCAGTTGGCTTTGATACCTAAACGCACTGCTCCACGAGTCAATTTTTCCTCGTTGAATTTTCTATACATCATCTTTGCATCTTTGAGAACCGTATCGGGTAGAGTGTGACACGCTTCATCAATGTCACGGTATGCGTGAAAAAGTGAGCGATCACGATGATTCATAGACATGTGGAAATTGATTTTTGCCATTCGTTTATTTTCATACGTCGACGAATATTGGGTAGCTATAATAGTTCCCTTTCCCCAGTGCTGGGAAAAAAGCTCAGGGTTAGAATTCGGGTTACCACACCTAGATGGATCATTCACTTTTCCATCATCATTCATTCCACTCGTCCATTCAGCTGTGTCATCAATAAAGCGATCTTCAATGAGTCCACATTCCGAGCACGTTGGTAATCCTTCACGCGAATAAACCTTGACACCTAGACATTCGCGACAAATATGTGTATTCACTGGCTTGATTTCATCTGTATTTTGTTTTAATAGATTGTCTACTTGAGACCATATAGTTGCCAGCATTGTTTTGAAATGGGCTCCTTTATTTAGTTTTTTCAAATAACGCATTACTGACTTAGGCGTCTTACACGTGATTCAATTAAATCAATTGTTTCTTTAAAACTGCGCGCTCCTGTAGAAGATGGCTCCCATTTCTTCCATTCTTTATCAATAGATGCGTGATCGGGTGGTACTATGTCCTGCCCCTGAACTTCAGAATCTGGTACGATAAAACCTTCCATCTCCGAATCGGTGTCACTCCCTAGGTTCATCTCTTGTATGTCACTGTCACTATCTTCGATGTCAATTTCTGAGTAAAATGAATACATGTCATCATTGACACGTTTCATTTCTAAATCTTCGAAAGTTGTCCCAGTTGGGTAATGTTCCATAAGACTGTCGTATGGTGCAGGAGACATTTCTACACCATCAACCTTATACACGCATGCAGACTTATAGATGGATTCAGTCGGGTTGAGATAATGAAGACCGAGTGTCTTGCCTGTATTCATTGCGACAACGGCATACATTACATCTTCCACACCATCTTCGTTTACTAAAACTTTTACGATATCATCTTGAATTATATCAGAGGGCACAATCATGCTTAGAGTTTTCCGACAAAAAATAATCAGCGATAATAGCACAGATGAAAGTTATTATATATTCGAAGGAAGGTTGTAAGTACTGTGACCTAGCCGTTACCTTATGTGAATCAGAGGGTTTGGATCATGAAAAAATCATGATCGACAATGAAAAATTGAAAGAAAAATGCGGTGGCTCAGTATCAACCTACCCTCAAATATTTATAGATGATCGTCACGTCGGAACATACTTTGACTTCCAAGACTATATCGAAGAAGAATACGAACCAATTCTCGCTCCTACACTGAATCGCTTTACAGTGTTCCCCCTGAAGTATCCCCACCTGTGGGAGCTTTATAAGAAGGCCCAGATGTCTAATTGGACGGCTGAAGAAGTTGATTTCTCTAAAGATGTAGAAGATTGGAAGACTCTAAATGATAACGAACAAAAGTTTATCAAATATGTCCTAGCGTTTTTTGCTGGTTCCGATGGTATTGTTTTTGAAAACATTAACAATAATTTTGCCGATGAAGTACAGATTTCAGAAGCTCGCTCATTCTACGCCTATCAATGTCATAACGAAATGATACATGGCGAAACGTACTCTAAACTAATTGATAAATATATCAAGGACAGTGCTGAAAAGAAGCAACTCTTCGAAGCCATACAAACAATCCCATGTATACAAAATAAGGCCAACTGGGCTCTAAAGTGGTTTGACACCAAATCTCGTTCCTTTTCCGAACGTTTATTCGCATTTGCATGTGTTGAAGGGATCTTCTTTTCTGGTAGTTTTTGTGCCATCTTCTGGCTAAAAAAGAGGGGTTTGATGCCGGGTCTCTGTTTCAGTAATGAACTCATTTCTAGAGATGAAGGACTTCATCAAGAATTCGCGGTGGAACTTTTCAAAATGCTCCGTAACCCACCATCCACTGAAACGATTCACTCGATCGTAAAGGAAGCGGTTGAGATTGAAAAGAATTTCATCATCGATGCTCTCCCATGTAACCTCATTGGGATGAATTCTGATAAAATGTCGGAATATATCGAATATGTGTCTGATCGTCTCCTCAAACAAATAGGGAAGCCCGTCATTTGGGGTTCTAAAAACCCATTCGACTTTATGGAAAACATCAGCTTAGATGGAAAAACAAACTTTTTTGAAAAGAGAGTCGGAGATTACGGTAAAATGGACGATGATTCCGAGAACCTCGCCTTCGATGAAGAGTTTTAATTGAATTTCATATTTTACAACCAATTGACATGAATTGTTTGTAGAATACAATAATTGAGTATCGATTTATTGGAATAAGCCACCGTCGACACCGATCTCAAAAGGCTCTAATACCTTCTTGGTGTCAATTTGGGGAGTTTCAGGTTCTTGGAACCCTGGTTCGGGTGCAGGTGCTTCAGCCATGGGTACAACAACCTTTGTACCCTTCTTCACTTCTTTCTTCTTCTTCTCTGGGGTAGCCTCGCTGGAACACGAAGGACCATCCTTCCTAATGTTCATCATAGCCCAAACAACGAGCATGAAAACAACCGAGTGTACTACAAGGCCTAATGTAGTAGGGCATCCCGTGGGGGACGCGATCTTGGAACCAATAATTCCCCTGACAAGACGAAATGTAGAGGGGTTGGCGATTACGAAAAACGTAAGGGCAGATATAATCGAAATGATTAATTTATTTTCCTGTTTCTTACCGTTGCATCCGCATCCACAGTCTTTAAATAGACCCATGATTTATATACTATAATTCAACAAAAAAAATTGGCTTAAAGTTGAACCACCTAGTTAATATATAACCAACTACAACATGTCGCTCTCTATTCAACAATCATCCGAATTCTCCCCTGCCTCCGTGCAGTTTTCGAAACTTCGTAAAAACAAGAATGGCGGTAAAGCCGTCTACCTCAATGCCGGCGACAACAAAAAACTATACGTTCAACTCCCTTTCATGCGCTCACCATATGGTCTAAGCGCCTATACCGATGAAGCGACTGGACGCACTTCGTACTCCCTCGACCTCTCCTTTGATCCTGATAATGCAGAGGCTATGGCGCTTCACGAGAAGCTTAGTGAGCTCGATGACATCATCGTAAACACAGTAGCTGCGAATGCAAAGGAATGGCTCGGTAAGGAATTCAATGTAGCTGTTCTGAAAGAGGCCCTCTACAAGCCCATTGTTCGTCCAGGTAAGGAGCAGTACCCTGCTACTCTCAAGCTCAAGGTTCTTACCAAGAGTGATGGTACATTTGTACCTGAATCGTACAGTATGAACCGCGAACGCGTTTCTCTCGATGCTATCGAGAAGGGACAAAAGGCTCTAGCTATCATTGATATCAATCAGATTTGGTTCATTGATAACAAGTTTGGGGTCACCATCCGTCTCCAACAGGTTCTTATCGAGAAATCTGTCAAGCTTCCTTCATTTGCCTTTCAAGGTATTGAACTACCCGATGAAGAGCTAGAGGTGGATGTTGAGATCGACGAGATTGAGGAAGTTGACGAGTAAATTTATAAATTCTTGCTTCGCGGCTGGTGCTTGCTTTTGTTAGTACGTTCTTTTGCTGACATCTTAAGAGGAGCTCCTAGTGCGTAGTATTCTTCAATCATAGATTGTACCCGACCAACGTGGTAGGCAACAGTTACCAGGGTTGCAACGAATACAAGTTGTATAATCGTGGGTCGGTTTAACTTCATCATTATATATTGTATATAAACATAAAAAATCCTTATTGGTAAGATATTTTTATATCTTACGAATAAATTCTCTGTATATACTAACTATGTCCAATAACAATATCGCTAGTAATTTGAAAAAGAAACTCAGGGGTGATTGGGCTTGTCGACCAGAATACTTCTTGAAGGTTCCTAGTTATAACTCCCCTACCCTGCGTAAGGGTAAGGGTAAGGTACTGAGTGAAGGTAAGTTTGGTAAATTGTATCGTGGAAGTATCAACAATAATGGTCGTCGTTATGTCGCGTACAAAGAGATAGACACGTCAAAATCTATTGATGGGGCGTTTGAATTTGAATTCAAAGTTGCCCAAAAATTGAAGGAGTTTGCAGTTCCTAAGATGTATCTCTATAAGAATTGCCCTATTGAAACGGGGAAACCCAAGAAAATCCATTTGGGAGGCATGAAAAGCCAACCCCTGCAACGCACCAAACCTAAGGATATGATTTACATGGAACTTCTTGATAGTGATACGTTCAATAAGTGGTGGCAAACCAATCCTTCCCTCGCAGCGATAAAGTCGGTGATCATCCAGGTTATCAATAATTTGTACCTGATTACCCAAAAGTATCCAGATTTTCGTCACCATGACATACACGGAGGTAATGTGATGGTGGGTAAGGGACCCGAAAAACAATACTCGTGGAAAGTTGGAAAGAAAGAATATGAGATTTCTAATGCTGGTGTGAACGTCCATATAATTGATTTTGGTCTCTCTCACTACCCTCGTATAAAGAATCCGGAAACGTCTCGTGGCGGCTACGAATACGTGGGAATACCCAAAGATGGCCCGGCACACCCCCTCTATGATATTCACATTTTCCTGTATACAATTTTTGCTAAGGTGAGAGAGCCGGGGAACAATAAGGAGCGAGCAATCCACAACTTCATTAAGGAACTCATACCTAACAGAGAATTCCTCGAGTACAGTGGAGAATACACCAAAACTGGTCGTCTCACGGGAAAACATGAGGACATCACTATGAACATTCCCTCCTTCAAGGTCATTTTGACTCACCCATTCTTAACTGATTTGAAGAAACCATCTCAACTTGCGGCTGTTCTCAAAGGTATTCCTAATAAGGCTAAGACCCCTCCTAAGACCCAGATACTTCCACCACGTGACGATGGTAAGCTTTCAACTGCGAATAGGAAAAAGGCTATGAACAATATGATTAAGAAAGCGGCTGCTGTATTGGCAGCTAATAAAGCTAAACCAGCTTTGAGAAGGCCCGGTATTGCACGTCCCAACCCAGTTCCCAAGATTAAGACGGTTAGTCCAAAGGCACCTTACAAACCGGTATCCTCCTCCGTTATGAAGGAGCTCAATGGTGGTAAGGTGAATAAGTCTAATAAGGGTCCCGTTCGTCTCAAGGAGAAGTTCTCTTTCGTTGACAGAAAAGACAAGAAGCGTGTATTCGCGAGGAAGTTTGCGTATGATAGGGCCTTGGCTAAGAACGTGGCTGAGAGGAAGTCTGGTATCGTCAATAAGAAGCTTACCCCCAAAGCTCCCATTAAAGAGAAGGAGATCGTGGACCTATATATGTTTACCAATATGAAGGGTAAAGAGCATATGTACAAGTCTAAGGCTTGGTATGAGAAAGCCCTAGCTAAAAATAGAGACATGCGTAATAAGGATATTAGTCGCGCGACAGCAACGGCTGTCGTTGCAGTTGGAGAGGTTGCCAAGTTGCAGCTAAAAAAGAAGTTTAACGCAAAAAACTATGCGATGTCTGATTCGATGATTAGGGATTTACGAAAATTAAATAATTAAGTATTATAAATGATACTAGCGGTTCTACTTATCATTATAAATGTATACATTTTGATCGAGCTGGGTAAGAAACCTGCTACTGCGGTCATTTCTAATGAAAAATGGACTGTTTACGGGACCAATGATTGTGAATGGTGTCGTAAGCAGTTAGAGTATATGAAAAAAACTGGTAAACAGTTTGAATTTATCGATTGCACCCAAAACGAGTGTACTGGTGTTAGTGGGTTTCCAACTATTCTTCACCCAGATGGTAACAAATCTGTCGGTTATACAGAAGTTTAACGATCAAGACCGGAGATTACCCTGATGGAAACCGAAAGGATGAACGCATCAAGCATGCTGTTGATAGGCTTGAGTACGGTGATGTGCTTAACGAGGGAGCTGTTCCACACGATGCGGAGGATGAAGGTGCTGATCAGAATCGACAACACGAAGATGAGAAGTTCCCTGATAGCATCAGACTTATTTTCGGACTTAAGAAGGTTGGCAAACATTTACTACGTACTGACATTTTTTTCTAAGTAGACTATAGATGTCAAAGACCAATCAATCTTCAGTGAAACCCAAACCTAAACCTAAACCCAAGGCAACACCTAAAATCAAGGAACTTCCATTGAGTGGGGCTGAAAACAAATTCACAAACCGTCGGTGGTCTTCAGAAAATGGTATACCCAATAACAATTGTTACGCATATGCGATAGGTGACTACGAAGCGTATCGCTGGCAAAAATCTATACCAGGTGACCGCTCTGGGTTATCTAATATCAAACATGATTACACTACTTGTAAGGATCTCCCTAGGCGCGTTATTTCTGATAACCCCAAAACGGTCTATAAGGTTGATGGTGACAAGAAGTGTAAAAAGGGGTACTTTAAAATGATGATGTTTGTTTCTTCTGGGAGAGGTAAAGGTTATATTCGACAAGGTGATTTTCACTTTTACAAGCAGCATGGCGTCATTGAATATAAAATTAAACCTGGTGATACGATTAAATCCGTTGCTTCGTTTTTTAAGATCCCGGAATCTAGAGTTAAAAATGGTGGTAGATTCATACTTGGAAAGCGTATTGTATTCAAAGCTAACGTCTTTAGTCATAAGCGTGGATGGGCTACTGGCCCACTACTAGGGGATGCGAATGGGAAGGCAATCAAGGATCCTCGAACCGCTTCTAGAAAGTATAAAGAGTTAAACTATGACCAGTACTGCAGTTCATTCTGTGTCAAGGATAGTGGGGTCAAAGTCGGAAAGGGATACCCCAAGATCTGATAGAATACTGTTTAAATCTAATGTGTTTTGTGCTTCAAATGATATATCAAACATATCCAGTACATCTAGGATTGATTCTTCGTTCAAAGAAACAATGTTAGAAACTTGTGTGAAATTGTTATGTATAGTAACATCAACTTTGAACTGTGAGACGTCAAATACCTTTCTACAGGTGGGGCACGTGTACTTACCTTGTGCTTTCCATTTTTCTAGACAATGGGTATGAAATATATGTCCACATCGGATCGGGGGATTAATCCTCGTTGACCTGACTTCATTTAGACATATAGAACACGTAGACATTCTAGAATATGGGTGTAAAGTTTTTTTTGGAATTTATCTCAGTTAGTAAATATCGGCTGCGACAACCAAGGGTTTGTCACAATTTTTGCAATTTTCTCTTCCCTGTTCCTCTTGAACCTTTGACATGAGCTGGGGTCCCTGCTTCTGGAGCAATTGCCTGTAAGAATAGTTATCCTCAAAACTGATACCATTCTGCTTCATCACGTAGTTGTTGAATAATTGGGCTGACGTATTGATTGTGAAACAACGTCCATCGGCCATACCAAGTCGTTGCGACATCTTTTATTACTATAAAATTAGAAATTAATTTGTCTGTTCGTAATCGTTTTTATCCAAGATTGAAATCCATTTTCTTTCAAGTGTTTTACAAACGGATCACATCTGTATCCAAGGAAAATATCGAACACGTCAGTGTCTACTGTTCGAGCAACCCGAATATCAGGGTTTTCATTGATGTGTTGGTTAATAATGTTATAACCAAATGCAATTTCTTTCAATGTTTCCGCCCCTGTGATGATGATTTTACCGGTACTGAAGATACTGCAAGTGATTTCTTTCATCTCATGTGCCGGTTTAAACTTGATCTTCACTGCTGAATACCTGTCAGGTTCAAACGATACTTTGAAGATATCGTTGTATCGCTCGAACCAATCCGAAACTTTCATAAGGTTGATGTTATAGTTGAGACTGAAATTTGAATTGATCATCACAACCCTGAAAGTATCACTAGTTACTTTGACATCCATATCAAGGAAAACCCTGAAAATATGAATAAGTTGGGTAATAATGCGTTTGCAATCAAAGAGATCACAACACCCAGCGACTTGAATACTACCATTTGGGAAGACTTTTACAGATTTAGTACTGTAAGTGTCGTGGTAAGTCAGTGTCACTTGATTGTAAAAAGTTGTAGGTTTCAATTTCCATTCAAAACCACTGGTATTTGAACCACTGCGCTTCATCCTGTATATGCCAATGTCTTCAAAAATAGCTCGAAGGCGTTTGATGTCAATGTTTTGAAGAAAATTGGAAACCATCGTAATGGTTGTAATTTTTATCCACGAAGGTCTTATATCTTCGGGTAATTCATTCCTAAACTCATTAATACTAAGAAGATAGGAGAATGAGTTGTTTGCGATAGTAGAGTACATTTTGGGTCATGCAATATAAGACGGTGTGAGGTAACTTAGGTGTTTAAAGAATAAATACTTTATATCGCTAGATGTCAGCCTTCTTTAAATATGCAAAAGTCGTACATGATGTTGAATCGGATCTCACTTACGTGGAAATCGTCTACGATATGTACGTTCGCGGACAAGGGTACCAAGCATTCACGGACTACATGAATACCGAACCCCTAGCGGATTGGACTGTTTTTGAAGCAAAGAAACACTCAATTCCTTACTTAAAATTTCTAGATATTATGGTTTCTAAGACTATAGAGGTTAGACAACGAATGGCCGAATTGGCTCTTGACGTCATTCTATCATCCAAGCAAACCGTTAAGACGTACGTTCGTCTCGCACACGCGAGTAAAATTCTAGATCCCAGCTTCCAGCCACCCATTATTAATATGAAAAGTGCTTGGCAGAGAGAGTTTATTATCAAGTTTTGCAAGAAACAATTACCCCATTGTATCGAGGGTTGTGTTAAATTGGATAGACTTGAGTATTTTTTTACCGTCTTGCGTATGATACAACAAGACTTATAAAAACAACACCTAGAAACATACCAAAATATGGAATTTTCTCTTCCTTCGCAACACCAACGGTAACCTTTTCAGTTGAATCACATGTAAAACCGGTATCGATATTCCTTCGGGGATGAATAGCACTGAATACAGTCGTTGGTTTTTCTTGAGTTTCGCACAACCCGAAACTACAGTATACACTCTCTCCCGTGTCAAAATTACCCCCTCCCCCTGTGGGGGATTTCGTAAAATTATCAAAAGCAGCTGTCTGTCCAACACTTCCTGGAAGGGAAAAATCGTGTTTGACAAATGGGTTGACATCATTTATAGAATCATCGTCACTGAGCATAAACTTACTCATAATTACTATTAGTTCAGATTATATTTCTTATCGTTCATTTTGAATCGATGTACTTGCCACATCTGATCGAGATCAACATTTAACATGTGCGCGAGTTGAAATAAATAACTAAATACATCCCCCATCTCCATCATCACGTCCGTACCCCTATCCTTCTTCAAATTTGTTTTCTTATACATTTTCTTATACTGTCTGATAGCCGACGCAAGTTCACCTACTTCTTCAGACAGGAGAAGCCATACAGTGTCTATTGGTGCTCTATCCCACCCCTTGGATTTACATACTTTTTCTGTTTCATTCTTGTAATAGTTTAGACTCATACTTATCCAAGAGGGTGATTGTAACTTTAATATAGTTAATTTACAACCCAATTTTATTGTTGTATGGCAACTTCTTTCCGACTGTACTCGTGTTTACGGGTTTATCCATGATATTCCTTGTTGTGTCAATTTCACTCACATAAGCAATGTATTGAGAAACACCCGTCTGTATTTGGGATAAAGCAGTCTCGATAACACGAGCGTTCATAGCCTTTACCTGTGTGTTGACCGCCTTGTGGTGGTTACCGGAATTGTTGATGAATACTACACGCATGATTCCGTACAAATCATCGGGGTTCTGGTAATCAATTGATATACCAGTACGATCCTTAAACGCCTGACGAATTCCACGCTGAAGAATATTTTTGTTAAATTCAGAAAAGAACAGTGAATTCAATGGAGTCTCACACTGTTTGACAGAATTCAGGTGGAGATTACTCATTTAATATACACCTGGAAAAAAAAACTATGTAAATATTAAATGATGAACTACTCGGACTTTAATGAAGCTTATGCCAATGGTCCCAACTCGGTTGATACAATTTCATGCAGCGCCCCCTCCTGTTTCGTTGGGTCGTACGCCCCAGTCGCCAAGGCTGGTGAGGACGGACCATTCTACGTGAATACCTATCTCCTCCAGCCCGACCGTCGAATGGAAACACTTGGAACAGCTACTGTTCGGTGTGCCGACTTAAATCTGAAGAAGTAAGTTAAAAATAAAATTGCATTAGAAAGTATATGAGGGTGATTAAACGCTCAGGTCGTATTGAGGATATGAAATTTGATAATGTCACCAATAGGATCAAGAATTTAACGTATGGACTTTCAGAGAACTGTGACTCCACTAAGGTTGCTCAACAGGTATTCTCATCTATGTACGACCAAATTACCGCCCAGGAAATTGATACTCTCTCTGCAGAGATTTGTATCGGAATGATCACATCTGATCCAGACTATGAAATCCTCGCCACACGTATTGTTGCGAGTAACATTCAAAAGGTATGCCCCAATAACTTTCATCTCGCGATGAGAAAGCTTCTAAAGGCTGGTATTATTACGGAAGAAGTATCGGATGTCGCTTTTAAAGTAAAGGATGATATCAATACTGATCGGGATTTTGATTTTGGTTATTTTGGTATAAAAACACTCGAGAAGGGGTATCTTCAACGTGTTGATGGAAGG